TGAGCAGCGTTGCTGGTTCTTCGCGCGCTTCACTGATCACTGATCCGAATCCGAGGCCCTTGAGCGCATCGATGATGTCGTGACCGGTCAGGTTGTCGATCTCGAGCGCCATCGTCGCGATGGTGACGAGCATCTGACGCTCGGTGAGTGGCTCCGTCACGCGAACCCCGCAATCAGGGACTCGATCACTTCGTGCCTGACGATGACATCGAAGTTTTTCGACGGATAGTATCGCGGCGGGAGCCCTGAGGAGTCGGTGTGTACCAGTTGCACCTGCGGAAGACTCCCCGGCACATACACATCGAGTACGTTGGGCAATTTCCAAGGAATGGAGTCTCCGGGAGATTCGGTCCACAGCCACGTGTGGTCAACGAATCCGTACCTCCCGTCCGCGTAGTCGAGACAAAGCACACGACCGACAGCACGAGCGAGCTCGTGACATCGGATCGGTTCTCCGTCTCCGTCGAGGTACGGTGCGTTCGCGACCAGATTCTGTGCCTGCTTCAGCAGGTCCAGTTCTCGCCTGGTGAAAATGTGTCTCTCTGAGTACTCGATCATCGTGCAGCGGACTCCTCAAGCATCGCGCGTATTACGGCGGCGAGGGGCGGTTTGATTCCCGTATTTTTGCTCGCCTCCTTCTGCCGCTTGACGATTTTTGCGTGAAGCGCCATCGAAATGCGGGTGGAGATCAAAATTTCCGTGGTTTTCTTCATGCTCATGGCTCCTCTAACTATCTGAATTTTTCCTTGTTGACAAGGATAACATTCGTGCCGTAAGCTCGACGGCGAGAGTAGGAGAGAGTGAGTGATGAAGACATACGTGGCGACGGCGACAAAAATATACGTGGCCTCAAGCTGGCGGAATCCGCATCAACAGAGCGTCGTCGAGATCCTTCGACAGAGCGGGCACGACGTTTACGACTTCAGGAATCCGGCTCCCGGAAATAACGGATTCGGGTGGCGCCAGATCAATCCGCACTGGGTTCCGGGTGAACCGGTAGCCGCAGAAGAGTTAGTCAAGACGCTTCAACACCCGATAGCGAAAGCAGGGTACTTGCTCGACATCACTGCGCTTCGCGAGTGCGACGTTTGCGTGTACGTGTTGCCTTGCGGACGCTCTGCGTCCTGGGAATTCGGGTACGCGATGGGACAGGGAAAGCGCTGCTACGTCGTACAGCTCGAACCGCAGGAGCCGGAGCTCATGTTCCGAGAGGCGACGTTTATCACGAGCTTGGACGGGTTGCGCGATGTCTGACGAGATCAAGTACGTCGCTCTACTCGACACTGAGACCACTGGAATGGATCCGAAGGTCGACAGGACCATCGAGGTAGCGGTCGCGCTGTTCGATGTCGCTCACGCGCAACCGGTTATATCGTTCGCGAGCCTGATCCGCGGGGAGTCCAACGCAGCGTTCGCTGTGAACGGGATCCCGGCGGGGATGCTTCCGTCTGCGCGAGAGGCGGATCCGGTGTGGCGCGCGGTGCGCTGGATTATCGAGCCGGCCACTGTGATCATTGCTCACAACGCCGAGTTCGATTGGCAGTTCTGTCCAAACTTCGACAAGCCATGGGCTTGTTCGGAAAACGATTTCAAATGGCCGGGGCGTGAGCGAGGCGGCTCCCTTGTGCACCTGGCTCTGTCGCTGGGACTCGGCGTCGCTAGCGCGCATCGCGCGATGGCCGACGTCGACACGCTCTCGCGCATCTTCACTCGACTCGCGGAGCGCGGACATGACCTGCAGGCGATCATCCGCCACGCGATGCGACCGAAGGCGATGTTTCACTCGCTCGCGTCGTATGACGACAGAGAGATGGTGAAACAGGCAGGATTTAGGTGGGACCCGAGCAAAAAGATCTGGTGGCGGCGGATGCCGGAGGAAGACGCGAAAGGACTTCCGTTCAAGGTCAACAAGGTCGTCGCGTGAGCTTTCTGTCGGACGCTCTGGAGAGACTTGCGCTCGACGCTATAGATCGATCCCGTTACTTTCAGGCGCGCGCGGGAGAGCCGGCGCTTGGCTCAGTGAACAATCCGCCGGCCATTCGAGACGAGCTCGGTAGAGCTCGCGCAAGACTAATTGCGGAAGGGTTCATTGAGGCCTCGAGGCTGCTCGAGGAGCTGGCAGAACAAAAGCGATGACCACCGAGGAGGAATTGGCTCAAACGCGCCGCGAGTTGGCGCTTGCTCGTCACGAGCTCGAGATAGCGGACGCCGCATACACGGCCATCATCGAGGTGCTTCGATCGATACTGCCGGTGTTGTCGGGGAAGGAAGCAATGGCGGTGCGCGTTCTCTTGGAAGGGGAGAGCGAGATCGGTCGGAGTGAGAGGAGCAACTGAGTAATGAGCGAAGAGATGATCCGCCCAGAAATCCGCGCGCTGATTCAGCGCGGAAACGTGACTCCTGAAGAGACGGCGAGTCTTCGATGTAACTCTTGGGAGTGGCAAGCGCTCGTGCCAGCGATGAACGACGACGCTTTTCTGGCTGCGATGCAGCATGCGCTCGACAACTGTTTCACCACGAGACGGAGACCGTTCACCACGTACAACGAAGCCGTTGAAGGGTTGTACGCGCCTGAGCTGATCCGCAGGTTTCGTGAGTTCAAGGAAGCGGTCGAAGCGGAGCACGACGATCAAGAAAGCCTGTATTCAGGAGCAACAGGATCAGATTGCCACGTGTCAAGCAATCTTCAGACAAATGGCCGCCGCCGGAAAGATCGCTCGAAACCCGGACGGCCGCATCAACAACTGCGCGCTAGCAAACCGAGACGAAGAGAAAAACTGTCAGATGTGCGGCGGTGCCTGTCCTGACCGTGAGGCGTTCGCGTTCGCGAAACAGATTGCCGACATCCCAGGACCGGGCGTGTACGAGTCGACGCTTACTGATCACGTTTTTCCGGAACTGTTTGAGGGGAAAGATGACAAAAGTAAGTGACTGTGGCTGGGACAACGAAGACGCCATCTACGACTGCAGCGCATTGCATCCGCTCGAGGAGGAGGAGGAGGCGAGAAGCGAGTCTCTCTTGGAGTACGACCGATTGAATCCAAAGAGAGCCGGCTACTGGAAAACAGGAACCGGATTCGAGATCAAAATCTCCGAGATGACCGACGATCACCTGTGCAACGCACTCGCGTACGCAGAGAGGATCGGTTTTCCGGAAGACAAAATCGAAGAGCTGCGAGCGGAACTGAAGAATCGCAGGCGAATATAGGTGAATCATGGGAATGCTCATCTGTCCAAAGTGCAACGCTCGGTACCAGCAAGATCACGAATGTCCTGAAGATGGTGAGTCGATGCTCGATCGGATTCGCGATCTGGAGAAGAAGGTGGAAAAAATGCAAGAACAGATCGATGGATTGACCGACAAATGACTCAGGTTTTTCTTTGGGAGACGAAAACGTCGAGCGAAGATATCTCCTTCGGCTCAACCTTCTGGAAACGCACCACGCTCGATCCGCAGCTCTCTCTCTACCTGCCCGCCGTGCGCGCGATGGGTCACGACGTGCGCGGATGCGTGTACGATGTGCTGCGCAAGCCGGATCAGAAACCGTCCGCAATCCCCGAGCTCGACTCCGACGGAATCAAGATCGTCGTCGATGCCGCGGGCCAGCGTGTTCGCACGAAGGACGGTAAGAAGTGGCGCCAGACCGGCGACACGGAGCTCGGATACGTGCTCAAGTCTCGTCCGGAGACACCAGAGGAGTATGGTGCTCGCTGTCTCGAGGCGATCGCAGAGAACCCGCAGAAGTATTACGCTCGCGGAGTCGTCGTTCGTCTCGAGGCCGACGAACGCGAAGCTGCAGCGGACATCTGGAACACCGCTCAGCACATGCGAGAAGCGCGTCGTCTGAACATCTATCCGCGCAATCCGGACTCGTGCATCCAATGGGGGCGCGAATGCGACTACTTGAACGTGTGCTCGGGAATCACCGACATCAAGGATCCGTTGCTGTTCAAGTTCGACGAAGACGTGCATGAAGAGCTCGCGTCAGACGGCGCACTGGTGTCGAGCGATCTGAACTTGCTTACTCAGAGCTTCATGCGCGCCTATCGCAAGTGTCCGCGTCTTGCGCAGCTTCGCTACATTCTGCGCATGCGACCCATCAAGCGAGCAGATACGCTCTCCACTGGTCATAGCGTGCACGCAGCTCTCGACGTCTTCCGGAGAGGCGGTGATCGCTACGTCGATGCCGCGATCGATGCGCTCGAGACGGAAGATCCGTACGTGCGCGCCAAGGAGCGGGCGATGATCATGGGCTACGCGGCGTACTGGGGGCCCACGACAGGAGTGGTCGCTATCGAGAAACTGTTTCAGATCCCGCTCATCAACCCTGCCACCGGTGCTGCCTCGAAAACGTTTTCGCTAGGCGGGAAGGTCGACGCCATCGTCGAGGCGGAAGCGGTGCGGGATTTGACGTCGCCGGTCTGAGGAGAGCCATAAAACCATGAAAAAAACCTGGGGATTCCTTAAAGAGCACCGTTCGTTCCAGGCGGCTATCTACGACAGCCCGAACGGATACAAGGTAATCATCACCATGCTTGGAAAAGTCTTCGGTAGCGCCGTTGCTATAAGTGCTGCGAAGGCAATGGGGGAAGCCGTTGAAATGGCTGAAGGAAGACTCAGGGAGGCCCATCGACAGATACGTGAGGACGCGAAAAAGCGTCTTGCTCGGAAACGGGGAAGATCCGCAAGCCGCAAACGTAGACTTTGACAACAAGCGCAACACGCGCTACACAAGGATTCCAGCCATGCCGAAAACCTCTCGAGACTCGCTCAACGCCAAGGGAAAACGCGACGCTTACATGTTCGATCCGGAGGACGTGATCCTCGTCGAGGACGAGAAGTCGCCGCTCTACGACGAACGGGTTCACCTGCCGGTGAGTGAGTCCCTGGTTCTGAACATGATGCACGCGCCGGATGGCGTTCCTCAGGGAGTGATCGAGCCCATCACCGTTGCGCGCAACACCGAGACTGGGAAGGTTGAGGTGGTCGTCGGACGACAGCGCGTGAAGGCAGCTCGCGAGGCGAACAAGCGCCTGAAGAAGCAGGGTCTCGAACCGATTCGAGTGCCCGCGATGATTCAGCGCGTGTCCGCCGGCAACGGCTACCGCGCGATGGGCGTTCTCATCAGCGAGAACGAAAACCGCCAGGACGACACGCCGATCGGGCGCGCCAAGAAGATGCAGCGCTATATCGAGCTCGGGCGCGACGAAGCTGAGGTGGCGGTGTTGTTCGGTATCAGCCAGGCGTCGGTCAAGAACATGCTGGGGCTCCTTGATGCACCGGCGATCGTGCGGAGCGCTGTCGAGGCTGGCAAGATCTCGACGAGCGAAGGGTACAAGCTCGCCAAGCTGGAGCCGGCAGACGCGAAGGAGAAGGTAGAGGAGCTCATCGAGAAGGCTCCGCGAGCTCCCGGGCAGAAGCGTCGCAAGAACGGCACCAAGGCGCGAGAGATCGTCACCGGCAAGAGCACTGTCAGCAAGAAGGGGGAAGACGCCGTGGCGACCGACATCGCTGCGTGGATCGACGCGAACTACGAAGACGTGGGTGAGATGACCAAGTGCATCCGCTCAGGGAAGTGGAGGTCGGTGCGGGGAGAATAAAAGACTCGCGGATCAGCTCCATGTCTATCCCCCCTCCGTGGAGTCCCGCAGCGGAAAGGTGAAATCCGTACAACACACACCCGCAGCGTGAAAAGGCTCAGGTCACGTCAGACCGTTTGGTCTGGAAGATTCTGAGATAGGAACGATGCGCGCATGGGACCCGGAAGGCGAAAAACAACCAGAAACCGCTGTGTAGCCTCGAGCGCGCGGGACAGTCGGGGCACTAACTTCGATCGGAAGAACAGAAGGAGTCTGAGAAAAAATGATTGATTTGAAGAGAGTCAGCTCCGGCAAACAGAAACTCGAGCCGCGTGTGCTCGTCTACGGTGGGGATGGTGTAGGCAAGACCCGTTTCGCCGCTGGTGCTCCGGATCCGTTTTTTATCGACGTCAACAAGGGCTCGTACCAGTACGACGTGAAGCGCGTTGTGCCTGAAACGTGGCCAGAGGCACTCGAGTGGATAACCGCTGTTGAGACCGGCGCGCAGAAGTGCGGCTCGCTGATCATTGATGCGCTGGGAGATCTGGAACACCTGGGCAACTTGGAGTTCTTCCCGGGATCTACGATCGACAAGTGGGACGGCGGATACGGAAAGGGTGAAACGGTTGCGCTCTCCCGGTGGCGTGAGCTTCTTGCGGCCCTGGAGCGAGTCTGGAAGACCGGGAAGCCAATCATCTTCGTCGGACACATGAAGGTGAAACACTTCGACGATCCGACGGGGCCGGCGTACGACCGGTTCGAGATTTCGATGCGCGACAAGATCGCTGGTCTCCTTCGTCAGTGGAGCGACTATGTGCTGTTCGCTCGAGAGGAGGTCAGTCAACAGAAAGTCGGTGGCGACCTGAAGGCGGTGACCTCTGGCGTTCGCTGGGCCTACACACAACGCTGCCCAGCCTTCGACGCGAAGGCGCGCGGTACTACGATGTTTCCGTCTCGTGTGCTCTTGTCGTGGGATGAGTTCGCCAAGGCGCGAGCAGAAGACGACGCGCGAGCCGTTGCTCTCCGAAAGGAGATCGATGAGATGCTTGCGGAGATCAACGACAAGGGTCTGACCACCATGGTCAACGAATACCTGCGAGCTAATTCTGCAATGATCGTCGAGGCGCGAAACCGCGTAGCGGCTCGACTGGAAGAATCACGCGCGGCATCGAAGGAGAAAACAGGAACATGATTGCACCGGGAGACTGCGAAGGACGAGCGATTCAGGGAAAGGTTCAGTTCGGGGAGAGCGAGTCAGGTTCTCTCCAGATCGCCATCGATATGGAGCTTCGCCGAGACGGAAAGATTGTCGGAGAGATGACCACATTTCTCTATTTCACAGACAAATCGATCGTGTACGCCTACGAGCGTCTTCGGTTGCTCGGCTGGAAGGGTCAGGGTCCCCAGGATATCGACAACCTGGGGAATATCTACCAGAACTGGGTGCCCTGCCAGGTGAAGGCTCCGGAGCAGTACAAGGACAGCGCCGGCGTCATCAAGATGGGCTCAGCGAAGCTCGAGATCGTGACCAGCGCGGGCACCGTGACGCTTTCCAAGCCGCTCGATGTGAACACGTTCAAGGCGCGCCTGGCGGCTCTGGGAGGGGGCGGAGGCGGCTCTGCGCCGGCCTCCGGGGGAGGGAGCGCGCCGCCCTTCTAGGGACGGCAGAATTCTTCCTCTGTCGGGCCCGTTTTGGTGGCCGTAGAATCTTTTTTGCGAAGCACGGGCCCGGCGGGGTAGATCCGTCTGTAGACAACGTAGACAAGAACGGGAATTGGAGATCCCGAACATGACCAATTGGAGCAAGTATCAGCAGGCGGTTTTCGACGACGTTGCGAACGGTTCCGGGCACACGGTAATCACCGCGGTCGCCGGCTCGGGCAAGACCACCACGATCGTCAAGGCTATGGAGTACGTTCCGACAGGCTGTCGGACGCTCTTCGTGGCGTTCAATAAGAGCATCGCTGAGGAGCTCAAGAAGCGCGCTCCGCGGGGCGTAGAGGTGTCAACGCTGCACTCGTACGGCCTGCGCACGATCACCAAGTGCCTCGGACGCCTGCGCATCGACGCAAACCGGGTGGAAGACCTGATCAAGGCCGCCCTCGGCGACGATCCGAAGGAATTCGACATGCGGCGCGACCTGGCGAAAACGGTTTCGCTCGCTAAGGGGCAGCTCGCCAGCGACGAGGCCGATATCGACGCAATCGTCGACGCCTTCGAAATCGAGTCGGCGAAGAACGGGGAACGCGCGACGTTCATTCAGAACGCGCTCAAGATCCTTCTCCAGTGCACCGAGGTTCAGGAGGACGGGCGGATCGACTTCGACGACATGATCTGGCTTCCGGTGGTCCTCGAGCTCCGGCAATCGAAGTTCGACCGCGTGTTCATCGACGAGACACAGGACTTGAACCGTTGTCAGATCGAGCTTGCGATGCGCGCG